ATGTATGTTTAAATCTATCAACTAGAACATAGCGATAGATATAATCTTTATTTTGTAAATGTAAAATTGTTTTTACGTTGTCTGTCTTCTTCATAATAAACAGTGGGGATTTTTAGTCCCCACCATTTAAAGTAGTATTATTCTACTACGTCTCTTACGATTAATTGAACAAGACCAGATGCTGATCCACCAGCTAGCGTAATGCTAATTGGTAATCCATCTTGGTTTGCATCAACTACTGATCCAGATCCTAATGCTTGTGTAGCAAATATATCTGTTCTAGCAGCAGAAGATGTACTTGTAGCAGCTAAGTAACCAGCTGTTGATAAAGCAACAGTTGTTCCTGCAGCATTTTTATAAGCAGCATATCCAACTGATAAAGTTGTAGAAGCTCCTAATGCAGCATTTGATAAATAACCATCAATGATTCTTGCACCATTTGGTAAATTTACCATTTCCACAACATCGCCTATTGAAGCAGAAGCTAAAGTTACATCCGCAAATGCAACTCTAAGTTTTCCACTTTGCTCATTCGCATCAATCTTTTCAGAAGGTACGTTTTGCGACCATTTAGTCTTTTGTGTTGAGTATAATGTAGCCATTATTTTTTTCTCCTAGTTAGTTATTATTCGTCGCAAGCTATTTGAACAACTTTTTCTTCTTCCATTCTAGTTGCGCCAATGCTCATGCAGTAATAAACTTGAGTGCTGTACGATTTGTCAGCTCTCTCGTCAATTCTTGCCATAACATCTTTACCGATAGCTAATTTAATAGCATCTGCTGTAAAGGCATAACATAGTCTGTCGTCAGTGTTAGTTGCATCAAATGCTAATCTATTGCTAACAATAAATTTAAAACCTAAGAAAGAGTCTACTTGACCCTGAGCTAGAGCTTTAACTGTATTGAAATCAGCAGATGTGATTTGTGTTGTTCCTAATAAATCAGAGATTTGTTTTGGTCCACATACAAAGTATCTTTGTATAGATGGATCAACATCATTTACATCTAGGATTTTTTTAGCTTCCAACAATTTAGTTATAGTTAAACCATCAGTTTGTGATGAACTGTAAGGTTTTTGACCAGAAGGTAAAGATACCGAAGTAGCTCCAGTTTCTCCTGTATAACTTGTGCCGCCAAGAGCTGTAATGATAACATCATCCATAGCTCTTCCCATAGCAGCAGCCGCAGCTTTTGCATAAGAAGAAGTTGGATCAATTAGCATTCTAACTTTGTCTGCATTGTCTATTAGATCAGCCCACTCATAGTCTCCAAGACTAACTCGTCTACGACTATGTGGAGTGTCCACTTGCGGTGTATCAGAGTGGCGCGATGTTCTTAGAACAGCAGTAGTTTTTCCTACTTGATCAAAGAAAGCATTTTTGCCAACGATTGTTTCAACATCCGCAGCGCTTCTTAAATACGATCCCATTTGTTGAGATAGCATTTGTACGTTTGAACTGTACTGCTGTACAAAAGCAGTTGTTATTTGATTTGACATATTGTCATCTCCATTGGTTAAGTTTAATTTAAATAAACGAATGGATTTTCCACAACGTGGATCTATTCTAGAGTTTTACATCTTCGTAGATGTTTGTCTTTTCCAAATGCCAATAGGGTCTAAAAGATTATCCTAGTGATTTGCTCTATACATCAGTTAACTGCTGACGTAAAGCGAAAACTTCTTGAACAGCTTTATCATGGTTTGGATGTGATTTATTCCAATAAGCAGATCCTGGAGCTTGCAATTTAGCTATTTCACCCTCTATTTCATTAGGAGTTAAATAGTTTGGACCAGATTGCGCTACAAAGCTATCTTCTCCTACCATTTCAGCTAATTTAGCAAATGCTTTAACAACTTGTGGATGATCACCTAATTTAACACCACTTTCTAAATTCATGTTAAGAACATCTTCTCCAACATACTCTCTAGCTAATTGTGATGCTTTAGTTATCTTTTGTTCAAAAGCTCTACCAAATTCTTTACGAAGTTGTTGTTCACTTTCAACACGAGCTGTTTCAGCAGCAGCATCTAAACTTTTTAAATTTTCAGACATCATGTCGTTATAGAATTTAACAACACCATCTGCTTGCTGTGGTAATAAACCTAATTTATGAGCTTGCTCAGAAAATACTTTTAAAGCGCCTTCATCAATGTTTGCATCCTCAGATATATTATATTTATATTCTTCCGGAGATTTGGGTCTTCCTAGTTTATCATAAACTACATTCCAATCTTCTTCAGTTGCATGTTTATTAGGTAGTGGTATTTTTTCTACCCCAACTAATTTTTGTGCATGAATATAACTTTTAGCTAAACTATTAATATCTTTAATAGGTGCTAAAGATTTATCTGCTCTGATGTCTTCTGCAATACTTGTTTTCCAATCTACTGCAGCTTGTTCAACTACACTTGTAACATTATTATTTACTGGAGAAGTCGCTGGACTTCCAGATGGTTGAACTACTTGTTCTACCACTGCCTGTTGATCACTCATTATTTCCTCCATGTTTTTTGTTGATCATTGATTTAATAAATAGATAGACAGATCTTTGTCCCTCTAAATATGCGCTTTCATAACTATCTCCTTTAACGAAAGTAGTTACGTTAGCATTACATCTTCGCTCTAGATCCTCAAGAACTTTTTCTCCATTCTCAGATCCAAAACAAATCTTATAACTTGTGTTTAAATTTTTTATATCTTTACTGTTCATTTATCGCTTTAAGTGCAGGAGCAGCTTTTCCAGCAGCTTCAGCAACTTGCATTTGTTGTTGCATTTCCATTTGCTGTTGTTGCATTTGTTCCCTTTGCAAGCGAATTTGTTGTACTTGAACATCTGATTTCATAACCTTAGCTGGTATTCCTAAAATATCTTGTATGTATCTTACTAAACCATCTATATCTATGTGATCAAACACAGGTGCCATATTTTGTAAAGAACCAAATATTTCAACACCTCTCATAATTGAGGATAACTCTGAAGTCTTTTGAGCTTTAGCTAATGGTGATACGTATTCTATTTCAATATCTTGATTTCCCAAAAATTCTGGTGGTTGTGGAAATTTTTTATTTCTCAATAGAATATTAAAAGCTCTAGTAATTAATGGTTGTAATAATTCTGATTGTAGTCTTCCAAGAACTGGACCCAACAATCTCATTTTTTCTTCTGTTCTTTGTAATACTTCTGTTGCTGTCATTTGTGGACCAGTGCTTGTCATTAACTGATCAACGAAAAAATTCTCTCTAATTGCTTTACGTCTTTGTTCTTCCATATTTAAACCTAATGGATTGTTAGCTCCAATATTCATTGGTTCAATTTTATCTCTAGTTCCAGCTCTATAGTAATTTAATCCTCCAGGTATAGTTCTTATTGGTAAAAGAAAACCATCATCAGGTACAAGCAGCGGAGGATCTATTTGTTTTTGTGCAGCTCTAATAGTTGTTTTAGACATTGTATTTAACATCTTAACATCTGCTAAAGCATTCATAGCAGGTGATCTTCCATAAATTTCGTTAGATGCTTTTAAGTATCTAGGAACTACATAAGGAAACTCTTCGTAACCACCTTCTTTTAAAACCGCTCCACTATCTGGATCTACATAAATTGAATAATAAGGTTTACCTTTATTACCCTTTGCAATTCCAAATTCTTCGTTTGGCATTACTAAATGTAATATTGGAACTTCATCATGTGGATATGATTTTGCTTTGTCTTTTAAATTTTTTGGTAAGTTTGCTTCACCGAATTTTAACATTACTGTTCTAGCAGGTAGATAGAATTTTCTAAGCATACTATCCACCATACCTCGCTCATCTTCGGTAATAAAAATTTCTGCAATATAAATAGTTCTAAATCTTAGATCGTCATTAATATCTTCTTCAATCAACATTGCTGCTGTACCAAAAGAAATTAAATCATGGTATAATTCAAATATTTCTTGTTGAAAATTAGATGAAGAAAAAACTTTGTACATAATATCTGTACAAGATTCTAACCATTCTTTTGCCTCATCATCTTTATCAAGTTGATTATTTCTATATTTTAAATAAAAAAATGGTGATGCAATATTAGTTAGCATTCCATGTAATGATGCTGACAATAATTCTAAAGAATGAATTGCTGTACCATCAAAAATTAGTTCGTGTCTTTTGTCTCCCTTAGATCTTTTTTTTGTAATGTCTGCTTTTCGCGGCATCATATAATCCGCAACTTCTTGCCAATGTTCTTCCCAAGTTTGACGTTGAGTATTTAAACTTTGGTATCTATCCAATACCAATTTTGCTTTTGGATTCATTGCCATATTATGCGCCTAATAAAGTTTTAGTAGAAAGAGTAGTCTGATCGCTTACACCAGAAGGTGATGTAAGTATAGTCATAGATCTTCCTCTTCTTTTTGCTTTAATTAATCTTGATGCTTGTCCCTGATCAACTTCTGCTTGAGTTGGTGATGAAATAGGTTGTGGTTTTGGAGCATCAACTTGTGGTGCAGATGGTTTTGCTCCACTAACTGCGCTTAATACTGATTTAATTGGTGATGATATAACTCCACCCATATTATTCTCCTAGTAAAGTTTTTTTCTGTAAAGTTTCTTCTTCTGTTAATCCTTGCGCGCCAGTTAAAATTGTAGATGCTCTTCCTTTACGTTTACGTCTAATCTCAGCTTGTTGTGCAGCAACTTCTTCTGCTCGCGCTTTGTCATCATAAGCAGGCGGCGGAGCTGGCGGCGGCGGAGGTGGTGGCGGAGCTGGAGCTTTAGGCATTAAAAATCCCATAACTATTCTCCTAAAAATTTTGTTAAGTTTTGTAACATGTTAAATCCATATTATATTATTTGCCATTGGTAAATAGCTTATTTAGAAAATATCTTATATTCAGAATCTGTAGCTCTAGGCATAGAGGTGCTTTTATTTAGCACTTCATTTACAGACAATGCTAAATATCTAAATGCATCTGCAGCATGAGAAGACCAGGCATGTACTGGCTTGCTATGAAATATCTTCATCTTTTCGTTATATTTTCTATGGTAGTGTCTTAATGCATCAACTAGATGTTTACAATTATCCATGTCAATCCAGCATCTAGGTAAAATCATTTTAGCTGAATGTATTCCATCTTCCAGCGGCAGCTTCGGCAAAATTTTAAAGTTAATACCTAGTTGGTAAGCAACATCTCTTCTAGTCTTACCAGAAGAAAATTCAGTAACTTCTATATCATGCGGTGCATAATGCGTTTTATAAAAATAATCTTTCTTGCTAACAATATCGCAGTAGTGCGGTAAACCTTCTTTGTTGTTTTCGTAGTAATCTATTATATGAATTGCAGCTCCAACTTGTTGGTAGAATATTATAGCTGTAGAATCTCCAACACCAATATCCCAAGATGTATTAACTGGGAATGCCGGATTGTAAGGAACTCTAGTTAATTGTTTTTTATCTTCTAAATCTTTAATAATAGATCCAAAAATAGATCCTGATATATTTGCTATCCAGGAGCATTCAAATTCTTGTTGATATTTTTCTTCTCCCATCTGCTCTCTTGCAGCTTTTAATTCTCCTTCATCAACTATGTTTGTTTTGGATGCTGGAGCTGTATAAGCAAACCAATCATCATGGGTTAATGCATACTGATATAATTCATAAAATTGATTTGACATTCCGGCAGGTGTTCCAATAAAAACGCACCATCCTTTTCTGTCTGATAAACAGGGTCTAAGAACTTCATTCCAAAGTGTTGGATCTATTTGCGCCATCTCATCGCAACAAGCTCCATCTAAAAATATACCCCTAATGCTATCAGGTGTTTCAGAAGATAGCAGGGTTATTCTAGCGCCATTGGGTAGATCGCATCTCAATTCTGTTTCGTGAAATCTAACTCCAGGAATAACACCGGCATATTGTTTTAAATAATCCCAAGCAATGTTTTTCGCCTGGCGATAGGTTGGAGCGATGTAGGCATATCTAGGATTCTTTTTTGTGTTTAGCAGTGCCTCAATAAGTAAATGATTAATTAACATTACTGACTTGCCGAATCTTCTATGACAAGCAAGTACAGAAAATCGGAACTCTTTTAGCTTTTCGTGCAGTTCTTTTTGCTGGGGTCTTGGATCGTAAGGTATATCAACTATCATTAGTGTATCTTTGGCATGTCAGAAATATCATCTATTTTATGATAATCAATTCCAATCTTTTTTAAAATCTTGTTTGCGAATTTATCCATATGATCACTATCTTCAAAACCATTAAAATGAATGACTAAAGAATTGCTATCTTCATTTACAAATAACAAAGCTGTAATTAATGCGTCTTCGTCTTTAGGCATGGTGAGTGTGTGGCTGTGTGTGTGAAATTCCCAATATAGATATAAATAATTTTCGCGCCTGCCTGCTTGGGTATACCCCC